AATGCTACACGCACCAACCAAATATGATGACCTTTATACAACAAAAGAACTATTAGAAAAATTTAAAAACACGAACAATGACAGCAATTGAATGGTTAATAGGCAGATTTCATTTTGAAGGATTTATAGGTACTTATTGCGATGAGGAACAAATAAAATCTAAAAGACAATTAATGATTGAAATAATTGAACAAGCCAAAGAAATGGAAAAGCAACAGATTGTTGATGCTTTTATAGGACATGATTCCGACACAAAAGATAATTTAGAAGTTGCAGAACAATACTACAACGAAACCTTTAAACAACAAGAACAATGAAACAAGAAACAGTAGAAGAAGTCAGAAAAGTAACAAGAACGGAATTGTTTAAATCTATACTTTCAATTGTAAAGCAAATTCCAAGAAAAGATGTTGAAGGAGACGCAATGGATGCTCCAAGTTGTGCTTATGAAATAGAACAACTGTTTTTAAAGTGGCAACAAGAACAAGACAAGAAAATGTATAGTGAGGAAGAAGTGTTAGAAATACTGAACGACTGCAGAGGAGAAAATCCTATAGATATTGATAAATGGTTTGAACAATTTAAAAAAAATAACAATGAAAACACTAATAAGTAGATTGACAATGAAATGGGTATCATACAATTTCTTTGACAAAGTTGAAGGAAGAGAGGTACATAATTACGTAGATAAATACGGACAAAAATGGATGGCTAATTATCCGTTTTTTGTTTGGTCATTTAGAGTTAAGCAATTTAAACAACAAGATTCATTAATACCAAGTGATGCACATTCATTAGAGGTATTTGCTATAAAAGATTGTAATGAATCTCCAACAGGTAAACAAGCATTTATTGGTTTTAAAATTAGTAATGGTGATTTTCATTTTATACAAGTTCCATACACAGAACCTAAACAACAAGAACAATGAAAGAAGAAAAAGCTTTAATAGTATTGAGTTTGTTCTTATTGACAGTTATATTGTATAGACCTAAGCAAGAGAAACAAACTCCTGTAATAAAGTTAGTACAATATGGTAATTATGAAAAATTACCTGATAGATACTATGAATTACCTAGTAATAATTAATTGTTAAATTAAGACACATGGCTCAAATAGAAGTAGAATTTTGGAATGCACCGTATAAAGAAGCAGATTCAGAATTAGTAAGAATTGAATTGTGGGAAGACAATGATAAATCTTTTGAAAAATTTTATCATGAAAACAATAAATGGAAATACTGTAATGGTACACATTATGCTTTCAAAGATGAAGAAGTAAATAGACGTTATCGTGAAGAGTTTTTTCCTAAATACAATACTATTAGTAATTACTATGGTAATGGTGTAGTAGATTAATTAAATTAAAAATATGGGTAAAATTATATTAGAATTTGATTCTGTAGAAGAAAATGCAGAAGCTAATGCTGCAATACGAGGAAGTGATTGGAAAAGTGTTGTTTGGGAAATAGACCAGTATTTAAGAAATAAAATTAAATATTGTCCTGATAATGAAGACCCTGCTGCTTTTCAAGTAGTACGAGATGAACTGCATGAATTATTAAATAACCTTAATTTAAACTTAGAATAAAATGAAAAAACTAATTGTATTAGTAAGTATTGCTATAGGTTTAGCATCTTGCGAGAAAGAAAGTTGTAATTGTGGAGTTATCCAAAGCGATAACGTAAATGATTACTCAGTAGTAATTAAAAACAGTTGCTCACAAAATGTTAAGACATTTTATTTGAGCGAAGGAGACTGGATGAATGCTCATCCTGGTGATGATTATTGTATTAATAATGTTGAATCTTGGTAATGGAGATTAAAAAAGTAGTTAGAAAATCAATGTTAATTAGGGAATCTGGCAGAAGTACTGATTTTATTAGTCCTTCTTTTGGATACGGCTGTGTTTATCAATGTGGCTACTGCTATATGAAAAGACATAAACCTACAGGTTTAGATATTGCGACTAATACAGGAGATATTCTAACTGCTATTAATTCTCATGTTTATTTTACACCTGTAGATAAGCCTAATCAAACACATAGTGAGTTTACAACGTATGATATTTCATGTAATGAAGACTTTGCTCTTCATGTTAAATATCATGATTGGCAAAGAATATTTGAATTTTTCAGAGACCATCCTATTGCTATGGGTTCGTTTGCAACCAAGTATGTAAACAAATCGCTATTGGAATATAACCCAAAAGGTAAAATTCGTATTAGGTTTTCTCTAATGCCTCAAAAATATGCTGATTTACTTGAGCCTAACACTTCTAAAATTATTGATAGAATCAAAGCTATCAATGTTTTTATTAAAGCTGGCTATGATGTGCATATTAACTTTTCACCTGTCATTGTAACAGATGATTGGTTAGAGGAATACAAACAATTATTTATGCTTGTCAATAGTAATGTTGATGAAGAAAATAAATCTTTAGTAAAAGCTGAAGTTATATTTTTGACTCACAATAGAAACAAGCATGCATATAATTTAGCTAATAATACTCCTGGAGAACATTTATTATGGAATCCTGAAATTCAAGAATCTAAAACTTCTCAATATGGAGGAGAAAATATTAGGTATAATCACGTACTAAAATCTAATTACATTAAACAATTTACAACATTACATAAACAAATTATAGATTGGTGTACAATTAGATATATCTTTTAAACTAAATTAGTAAATTAATTAATCAATAAACAAAAACAATCATGGTATTTAAAATTGTAGGAGACAACATGGACTTTGTTGTGAAAAGTAAAAAAGGATTTTTCTTTCGTTGGAAATTTATGAGAGATAAAAATGGAAACATTAAAACATTTTCTTCAAGAAAAGGTGCTCAAGCATTTATTAACTTACAAAAAATTAATAAATAATGTTGAGCAGATATGGAATTATTGTTATACGTTATAAATTAAGTTTATTACGCGGCAATAACAGAGATTTTGGTACTTACATCAATAATGAGGAAGGGGACTAAATGATTTATTTAGTGACTGGCCAACAGGAGATGTTTTCTCCTGTAGGCTACTCCTTTGCTACTGTGGAACAATCTTTAGAGTATCTAAAAAAATTAGATATAATCGGTTTTGACACCGAAACTAAAGGAATGGACCCATACACCTGTGATTTACTTTCTATGCAGCTAGGAGACGCTGACAATCAATTCGTAGTGGATTGTTTAACTGTATCTCCTTCCTTGTATAAGGATTTGCTTGAAAGTAAAGTGCTAATAATGCACAATGCAAAATTCGATTTAAGATTTTTGTATCATCAACGTATAACTCCTATTAAAGTATTTGATACTTTCTTAGCAGAAAAGATTCTAACTAATGGTTATGATAGCATTGGTAGGTCTTTAGACGTTGTAGTGTATAGATATTGCAAAAAAGAATTGGATAAAAGCATACGAGGAAACATTCACAAAGAAGGTTTAAGTACACGAGTAATTAAATATGCTGCTGATGATGTAGTTTATTTACATCAAATTATGAGAAAGCAACAAGCTAAACTCGAAGAGAATAAGCTACATAGAGCTATGGACTTAGATAATAAGTTTGTATTAGTACTGGCCTATGTAGAATATTGTGGTATGTACTTAAATTATCCTGAATGGGAAAAGAAATGTATTGAAGATTTAGCTGATTTAGAGGTAGTTAAAGAGAATTTGGATAAATTTATTTTAGACAATCCTGATAAGTATCCTGAATTTATTAACAATCAATTGTCCTTATTTGATGAGGGAATTAGTTGTAAATTAAATTGGGCTTCTTCTAAGCAAGTAATTCCTTTTATGCAGTCTTTAGGTGTTGACACATTAGTAAAGGATAAGATGACAGGGCTCATGAAAAACTCTGTAGACAAAAAAGTATTAGGACCTCAAAAGAAAAAGAATCCTATTATACCTGTTTACATTGATTATACTGAGCATCAAAAATTAGTATCCACTTATGGTTTAAACTGGAAATCGTATCTTAATAAAGCTACTGGTAGAATACACACGAACTATAATCAATTAATGAATACGGGTCGTATGTCTTCTGGTCAAAAAGGTAATCCTAAAAGAGGAATACAACAGTTACCTAACATGCAAAATGTGCCTTCTGATGCAAGAACAAGAAGTTGTTTTCAAGCAGAGAAAGGTAATGTGTTAGTAGTAAGTGACTTCAGTGGTCAGGAACAGATTGTTCTTGCTAATAAGTCGTTAGATAAAGATTTACTATATTTCTATAGTAGTGGTTTGAGTGACATGCATTCATTTATTGCATCTAAGATATTTCCTGAATTAGAAGGATTAAGTTTGGATGAAATTAAAGATAGTCACAAAGGCAAAAGACAAATTGCAAAAGGTGCAGGCTTCGCTATCAATTATGGCGGTACTGGTATCACTATTGCACAAAATCTTAACATTTCTATGGAGGAAGGCGATAATGTTTATAAAGAATACTTTAAAGCATTTCCTGGATTAGCTAATTATTTTAAAACTGAAAAACAAAGAGCATTGGAATTGGGTTATATTCAATTTAATAACCTTACTGGTAGAAAATATTTTATACCTTATTTTGATGACTATGTGAGTCTGCATAAAGAAATTTATGAAACACCTGGATTCTGGGACGATTACAAACGAGAGAAGCAATATAATAGTGACGATTTTAGACACTATTACAAGCCTAAAATTCGTGAGTATTTTATGAAAAAAGGCGAGATTGAAAGAATGTCATTGAATTTCCCTATACAGGGTACTTCTTCTGACATTACAAAACTCGCAGGCATTTATCTGTATGAATATATTGTAAAGAATAACTTATTATTTAAAGTTTCTATTTGTAATATAGTTCATGATGAGATTATATGTGAAGCTCCAGAGGAATTAGGTGAAACCTTGGCTAAAGAACTTCAATCTGCTATGGAAAGAGCAGGTGATGTATTTTGTAAGACAGTGAAGCTTAAAGCTCAACCTGTTATAACCTCTAAATGGGAACATTAATATGGAAGAATTAGAAAAAGAAAAGATTAGAGCATTTAATTATTGGAGAGATCTTCCAATGGATTCTAAATACAAAAGAACTGATGAAGCTGTAGATATTAAACATTTTTTAATAGTATTATTTTACTACAAATTCAATATGAGTTACTTTGAAATTCAGGATTTCTTTAGATTAAAGAATCATAGTACTTGTAATAATGCTCTTACTAGAGTATTTACATTATGGAAAACAGCAGATAGAAAGTTTTTAGAGAATACTGCAGAAATCAGAAAAATGTTTCCTATATCATTAGATAGAGAAGTATTAAATGAGTTTAAGGGACTTACTAAAAGAACTATATTTTTTGTTAGTCCAGAGATGATGGTAAAACTAAAAGACATTCAATTAAATCATGATTTTGTTTCTTTGCAAACTACTATAGCTTACATCATAAATAATTTTCAAGATGCAGGTAAGTAGAACAGATAGACAAATAATTGGTTTACGTAGATGGAAAGAATCTAATTTTCAAGGAATTGCTGAATACCCAACGGGATTATAATTTAATAATTTAATATTAGCCTGTTGGATATTTTTTTGTATTTTTGTAAAAACATTAATTATGATTAACGGCAAAATACAAAGGTATTCTTCAGGAATATATAAAATTACAAATTTAGTAAATGGGCATTTTTATGTAGGAAGTTCTGTAAATGTCTACAATAGATTTCATACTCATAAAACAAAGCTTAAAAAAAATATTCATGTAAATAAATATTTACAAAATGCTTTTAATAAATATGGTGAAAATAATTTTTTATTTACTGTATTAGAGTATTGTGATAAAAATTGTATTCAAGATAGAGAACAGTATTATTTAGACTTTTTAAATCCTAAATATAATTTTAGAAAAATTGCTCATATTAATTTAGGAATATCTCCTACTAAAGAAACTCGTGAAAAAATAAGAACTACTTTAAAATTAAAATATGAAATGGGATTAGTGCCTTTTAAAAACGAAGATAAATGGCGGCCTATAAATGTTTATAATTTAGAAGGAGATTTTATTAAAAAATTCAACTCTATTATGGAGGCTGTAAGAGAATTAGGTGTAAAAAAAGCTAATCTAAGAAGAGCTTTAAATAATAAAGGTAGAGCAGGAAATTATCAATTTAGGGATGCAATAGAAAGTTCTCCTGGAAAATACATTACCAACATTAATCAATATGGTACAAAAATTAACTAGAACGGAAAGACAAATAGAAACTCTTCGTAGATGGAAAATGCATGATTACTGCGGAATTTTTCAAGCAGCAACGGGATTCGGGAAAACCTTTACTGCAATTACTGCTATAAAAGGTATGATTCCTAGAAAAAATATTGAAAGTGTGCTAGTAGTAGTACCTACAATAGAATTGAAGTCTCAATGGGAGAAAGAATTAGCTATGAACAAAGTAACTATTGCTGATGTTGTTGTAATTAATACTGCAATTAAAAAGAGTTACGATGTAGACATGGTTGTTCTTGACGAGTGTCATAGATATGGAGCTGAGAGCTTTAGAAAAATCTTTGAACAAGCTACGTATAAATATATTATGGGTCTTACAGCTACTTTAGAAAGAGAAGATAACCTACATGAAATAATATTAGAATACTTACCTGTATTCGATAGAATTAGTGTAGATGATGCTCTTGATAATGGTTGGATTTCCCCTTATAAAATATTTAATGTTGCGATAGCTTTACCTATGGAAGAGCAAGTAGAGTATAATAAAGCAAATAATGCTTTTAAACACTTTGCTGCTAAATTAGGACATGGAGGACAAGCATTTAAAAATGCTACAGAATTCTTAAAATCTGATGATAAACTATTACAGGGACAGGCTGGTGCATATTACAATGCATTACGTAAACGCAAAGTAATTTGCTTGAATAACTCTAATAAAATAGTAGCTACTAAAAAGATTATTGATGCTTTCGGAGATAGAAACGGTTTAATTTTTAGTGCAACTACTGAATTTGCAGAATCCCTGCAAAATATTCTAGGAGATATTTGTCTGACTTTTCATAGTAAAATCAATAGAAAGAATCAAGAACT